ATAGAAATAATGTTATCATTCCTATAGATGTCCAACTATGAGCAACTTCGCTCAAACGTTGTTTGATATTCTCCATGGGTATTCCTCCTATAGAGATAACGAACTATAATAATAGCATTGGCGGTGAGCAACTGTCAAGTTAGTTGACTAGGAATTTAATGCGTATTTCTTTGTATGTTCCCCGTTCTGGGCTGAATCCTTCTGTTGGATTTGGATACGCTGCACAAAATATAGTTAATTCTTTGCATAAATTAGGACATGAAGTTCGTTGGTCAGACCCCAAAGCTCAAATACAATTAAATTTTACACAGCCTCAACATTTTAAATTACATAGAAATCAATACCAAATTGGCTATACTCCGTGGGAATCTACAGGAATGAGAAGAGATTGGGTAAATTCCTATAATAATGATTGCGATGAAGTTTGGGCCACATCAAATTGGAATGCAGAAGTTTTTAAAAATAATGGGGTAACAAAAGATATAAAAGTATATCCACATGGAATAGAAGATATCTGGAAACCATATCGTAGGGTAGTTGGAGATACATTTAGATTTTTGCATGTTGGAGAGCCCGCTCCAAGAAAGGGCGGAGAAAATGTTTTACAGGCATTCACTAAACTATTTGGAAATAATCCTAAATACAGACTAACCATAAAAGCTCACAATTCTCATACATTAAGATATTATGATAAATTTGGTAATGCAATAATGCCAAACGAAAAGTATTCTAATATAACAATAATAACAGATGAGTTCGATATTAAAAACCTTGTAGATCTTTATCATACCCACCATTGTTTAGTTTATCCTACGTGGGGAGAAGGTTTTGGGTTTATCCCATTGCAGGCATTAGCAAGCGGTATGCCGACGATAACAACTTATCCTTGGGCACAATATGAAAAATATATAGGCCCTTTAAAGTTAAAGTCTACACTTACTAATGAGACTTTGCCAAAAGCTGTCGGAGATCCGCATGTTGGTCAAATGTTTAAACCAGATCAAGAGCATCTTGAAAAACAAATGTTAGATGTTACTGAAAACTTTAGAGCATATTCTGGTTATTATTATGCTCAGTCAACTGAAATACATGAAGAATACAATTGGGTTAAGTTGACTAAGAATGCATTCAAACATTTAGAAGAAAAATTTTAAAACCTCTTCCCACGCTAAATAAAGTTTGGTAGAATAAGAACCTATTCATTTTTTATATTAACCGCAAGGCGGAGAAGGAGCTTTACTCAAAAATGGCGAAAGTTATTGAAAACCCCTATGAAAATTTTATTGCTTTATCAAGATATGCAAGATGGTTATCTGATGAAAACCGTCGTGAAACATGGGGTGAAACAGTAGATAGATATTTTGCATTTATGCTAGATCATCTATTTACAAGATATAACTATCAGCCATCTACAGAACTTATAGAAGAACTTAAAGATGCTGTTTATAATAGAAATGTAATGCCTTCGATGCGAGCAGTAATGACTGCAGGCGCTGCTCTTGACAGAGACCATGTTGCAGGATATAACTGCTCATTTGTTCCAGTAGATAACCCACGTTCATTTGATGAAACAATGTACATTCTCATGTGTGGAACTGGAGTAGGTTTTTCTGTAGAGTATAAGTATGTTAATAAACTTCCCGCCGTCCCAGAGTCATTTGAAAAATCTACAACTGTTATAGTAGTTGAAGATTCAAAGTCTGGTTGGGCAAAGGCTTATCGTGAACTTCTTGCAATGCTTTGGGCAGGACAAATCCCAGCAATAGATGTATCAAAACTTCGCCCAGCAGGCGCACGTCTTAAAACAATGGGAGGCCGTTCATCTGGACCTCAGCCATTGATTAATCTTTTTGATTTTACAATTGCAAAGTTTAAATCAGCAGCAGGTCGTCAGCTAAAGCCTATTGAAGCTCATGATATTATGTGTAAAATTGGCGAAGTGGTTGTTGTAGGTGGTGTTCGTCGTTCTGCTATGATTTCACTTTCAAATATTAATGACATTGAGATGGCGCAGGCTAAATCAGGAAATTGGTGGGAGAATAACTCACAACGTGCACTTTCAAACAATTCAGTAGCATATTCACGTAAACCAGAGATGGAGCAGTTTATTGCTGAGTGGAAAAATCTGTATGATTCAAAGTCTGGAGAAAGAGGTATATACAATGTCAAGGCTGCACAATCACAGGCCGCTAAGTTTGGTAGAAGGGACCCTGATATTCATTATGGTACCAATCCTTGTTCTGAAATCATTCTTCGCCCGTATCAATTTTGCAATCTCTCTGAAGTTGTCATCAGAGAGCACGACTCTAGAAAAGACATACAGAGAAAAATAGCCCTAGCAACAATACTTGGAACTTGGCAATCAACACTTACCGACTTCAAGTATCTTCGTAAAATCTGGAAAGATAATACTGAAGAAGAAAGACTGCTTGGCGTTTCTATAACTGGACAGTTTGGACATGAGTTCATGTCTGGTAAGCAGGACCTAGAAGGCCTAGGTCAATTCTTAAACGACATGAGGGCTTACGCCAGAGAAACAAATAAAGAAGAGGCAGCAAAGATTGGAATCAATGAGTCTGCTGCAATTACTTGCGTCAAGCCATCGGGAACTGTTTCACAGCTAACAGGGGTATCTTCAGGTATGCACCCTTGGCATTCCCCATACTATATTCGCACAGTTCGTGGGGATAAAAAAGATCCACTTTCAACTTTCTTAAAAGAAGTTGGAATTCCATGCGAAGATGATTTTATGAAACCAGATCAAACTTATGTATTCTCATTTCCAGTAAAAGCACCAGAAGGGGCAATTGTTCGTGATGATCTTACAGCTATTGATCACCTAAATACATGGCTTGTGTATCAGCGTGAATGGTGTGAGCATAAACCATCTATTACTGTATCTGTTAAAGAAGATGAATGGATGGAAGTAGGTGCTTGGGTATATAAGCATTTTGATGAGGTATCAGGGATTTCATTCCTACCGCATTCAGATCATTCGTATAAGCAGGCTCCTTATCAAGAGGTCACAGAAACAGAATACCTAGAACTTCTTGCTAAAATGCCGTCATCAATTCGCTGGGAAGATTTATCTTTTTACGAAACAGAAGATGGAACTACTGGAACACAAAGCCTAGCCTGCACCTCAGATGGCAATTGTGAAATTGTAGACATTTCTGCTTAATGGGTATATAATAAGATTTGGGGTAACTCCCAAAATTCCTGGGCACAGGGCCCAGAAATAGGAGGATCTTATGAATCAAGATCTAAACAATGATGGAAAGGTAACAATGCAAGAAAAAATTCTAGCAGCGTTAGCAAGCTATGGTCGCCACTTTTTAGGTGCAGCCATTGCTCTTTACATGACTGGAAATACTGACCCAGGAGATTTAATTAAGGGTGGTATAGCAGCATGCTTGCCAGTTATTCTAAAGGCTCTAAATCCAAACGAGCCATCTTTTGGATTTACAAAGCCAACCGCATAATTTAATAACCAATTAGGAGAACTCCTGTGCTAAAATGAGCATAGGAGTTTTCCTATTTTAGGAGATTTTTGCAAATGGCAGCACAAAAAAATTGGGAAGTAGATCAAAATGCTACTTTTACATTTTCAATAGAGTATAAAGACTCTAGTAATAACCCTATTGATTTAACTGGTTCAACCGCAAAAATGCAGGTTCGTGACACAAAGGGTGGAAGCAAATTAGCCTTTACGTTAACTTCTCCATCTGGAGGAATAACAATAGATGGTCCTAATGGAAAAATAACCATAAGGATGACTCCTACTCAGACAAATAAATTATTCTATCCAAAATCTTCTTATGATCTTATGATTACAGACTCAAATCTTGTTAAAACTAAATTAATAGAAGGATTTTTAACATTAAGTAGGTCGGTAACAATATGAGTTTAGATAATACAATAGTAGTCAATGAAACAATAAATAAGGTTGTTGTAGGCACTCCTGGTCCGCAGGGACCTAGAGGTAGATCTATTCTAAATGGAAATGGGATTCCAGCGAATAATCTTGGCCTAGAAGGAGACTTTTATTACGATTTGTTAACTACTAAATTTTATGGACCAAAGCCTACAGATCTTACTTGGGATGGCGCAAATAGTTTTCTTTTAAATGCCTCCCTAATTTATAGCTGGGAGCTGGCACAAATACCAGAACCAGTAAATGGCGTATATTCTGTAGTAATAAACCATAATATGGGCATAAGCCCAAATGTAACTGTAAAAACAAGCTCTGGAGACATATTAGAAACAGGAATAGAGTATAATAATAACAACACTTTAACACTGACAATGGCTCAACCATTCTCAGGGACAGCGTACCTGTCTTAGAGGAGCAAAGTAAATGGCAAGACTGTTTGTAACTAGTATTAATCTCAATAAAAATGAGTTAATTAATGCTAGAATTGTAAATATAGGAGATGCCCCTTCACTTCCAGTAACGGGACAACTCTACTACAATAATACTAACAATGTAATGTATTATTACAATGGACTACCTTCGCCAGATGGTCCATGGATGCCGATGGGGGCATCTACTGAAGTAATTCAAGATGTAATTGGATCTTCAGTCCTAGGTGGTAATGTTTTAACAGCAGTATATGATGATAATGCTGGAACTACCACAATAAACCTTGACGATACAACAGTAGTTGTTGGGTCTTATGGTTCACAAACCAAGATCCCCACATTTACAGTAGATCAACAAGGTCGTTTAACTGCAGCAGGCGAAGTAGATGTAGCAACCACACTAGATATTATTGGTGATGGTGGAGCTACAACTTCAATTTCTCTTCTTAGCGAGGACCTCAGCGTTCTTGGCGGAGAAGGAATAGATGTTACAGTAACAGAAAATACAATCACAATATCTGGAGAAGATGCAACTACCCTAAATAAAGGTATCGCATCATTTGCAGATGCAGACTTTACAGTAACAAACGGCCATGTAACAATAAAGAACGTAGACCTTGCAACTCAAACAACTGGAAACTATGTAGCAGGAATTCAAGGAACAGATAATGAAATAACAGTATCTGGTTCTGGTTCAGAAAATGCTACAGTCACAATTGGACTTCCAGATAATGTAACGATTACCAACGATTTAACAGTTGGCGGTAATTTAAATGTAACAGGTACAATTAATGCAGTAAATACCACACAGGTTAATATTGAAGATAATAAGATTAATCTTAATACTAGCTTTACTGGTGCCCCTACTGCAAACGCTGGAATCCGAGTAGAGCGTGGAGATGAAGCTGATGTTGAAATTCTATGGAATGAAGCATCTGATCAGTGGACATTAACAAATAACGGTACAAATTATCATGAGATAACTCGCAAGTTTAAAAAGGGTATTCTTCTTGCCGATTCTATCAATAGCCCAACAGATACACATTTCTTGTTTACCCATAATCTTGGGTCTCAAGATGTTACCGTTCAAATTTATCAAACTGCTTCTCCATATGCACAAGTTGAAGCGGATGTTGAACATACTTCCGCTAATACAACTACAGTAAAATTTGCTGCTGCACCATCAGATGGAGAATATAGAATAGTAATTGTAGGATAACGATGAGTAGACAATTTAAGGTCCCCGTTAACCTAGTCTCTCTTTTAGAAGACCCAACAATTGCAACAGTAGGAGATATTTATTATAACTCTGTTAATTCAAAGATAAGAGTTTATACTGCAAGCGGCTGGGTAAATATTGGTTCTGGTGAAAGTGGCGGCGGAACAGTAAATCACAGTCATGACTATGATGGTAACGTAATTGTTGGCGCAGGCGGAAGCATAGTAACAACAGCAACATTTGGTTCAGGAATACCAGACAATGCTAATGGACAAGATGGCGACGTATATTTTGACATAACTAATTTAAATTTATATACAAAATCTGCTGGAACATGGTCTTCTCCAACAGAAATAAATGTATACACAAAAACAGAAATAGATAATCTTTTATCTGCAAAAGCAGATTCATCACATACTCATCAAATCTCAGATGTAACTGATATAACAGCTTCTGCCTCTGAATTAAATATTCTTGAGGGAGTAACTGTATCAGCAACTGAAATAAATTATCTAAGTGGTCTCGTCGATAATGTTCAAGATCAACTAGATAACGTAGGAAACAGCCTTGGAGACTATATTCCAACAAGCGCTATCGGTCAAGCAGACGGAGTTGCCGCAACAGATCCAGATAATAGAATTTTGGTATCTGCTAATGGAATAAAGTTTTCAGATAATACAATTCAAACAACAGCCTTCAATACTTCTGGTTTTGCTACGGCAGCACAGCTTTCGGACGTAGAAGTACTGGCATTGGCGGCGTTATAAGGAGAAAATATGTCACTAAATTTTTCTAATATAGAATCACTTATTCAGTCAAGATTAAATGCTTTGACTGTTAATGTAACTGCTGCCTCTGCAAATGGAACACAGGTTACATATACTGCAAGCAACAGCTTTTCTGCTGGACAAGTAATATCGATAACTGGATTATCAACTCAGGCATTTAATTTACAAAATGCAATAGTAGATTCTGCAACATCTACTCAATTTACAGTTTTAAGCAATGTTACTGGAGATCCAGTAACTGGAGCAGTTGGTGCAGTTGCTGCAGCTGTTCTAGATTCAAAAGAACTTCTGTTGCAGATGAAGGCAATTGAAACTGCAACAACAAATATGGCTTTAGGAAAAGTTGTTTCCGAAGGCTTATATCAGCAGTCAGCCTTAGCAGCAATTAAAGATCAAATTCAACAAGATATTGATGATTTATATGATGCAATTCAAGGTGCTGCAAATGTCACTTTAACAGGAGAACAAACAGTAACTAATAAAACATTAGTTTCTCCAATTTTTACTGGAACACCAACAGCTCCAACTGCAGCTGCTGGAACAAATACTACTCAAGTAGCAACAACAGCGTTTGTTATTTCTGAAGTTGCTTCAGGAATTTCAAATCTAATTGGATCTTCTCCAAATTTATTAGATACTATACAAGAATTAGCAGCTGCAATAAATAATGATCCAACATTTTTTACTACAGTTGCAAATGGACTTTCTACAAAAGCTCCAATAGATAGCCCAACATTTACTGGCACGGTCACTTTGCCTGCTGGTACTTCTGGAGCTAATTTAGTTAATATTCCCAATTCCGCTCTTACAAATTCCTCTATAACAATAGACGGGTCTGTAATATCACTAGGCGGATCTGGGTCTGCACTGCCAAGCCAGAGTACAAATGCTGGCAAATTCTTAACAACAGATGGGTCTGTCGCTTCCTGGGCAAGCCCATTTTATCAAGAAGTTCAATATGATTCTAGCGGATCAGTTCCAGCCAGACTCAAATTCAATTTTATAGGGGCAACAGTAACAGATGACTTGCTAAATAATCGTACAACGATTACAATAAATCCAGTCGCTGTTAGCGGATTCCCCCTCGTAAAACAGGTTGAACAAATCGCAGGAATAACAATACTATGATAGAGGTGAACTAATAATGCCAAATTATGCAAGCTTGTCAACTCAGATTGACGATATTAAGTCTGAGATTACAACTAGTTTAGCGTCGTCTACTTATACGGCGCAAGACCTGGTATTCGTTTCCGCTGCACTCAAAAATCTGGGGGAAATGCTCGGTGTGAACGATGTTGTTGCAGCAACTGCTGATGCTCAAACAACAATTAATACTCTGGTCACAAATATTTTAAATGGAACAGCTCCAGCTACGGCTGGAGAATTATATGTAGGAGACGCTCCACAAACCTGGGGCACTTCAGCTTCTCTTACAAATGCAGTAGCAGTATTCAGATATGATTCTGGAACTGCTGACTCTTCTTTTGCACAGATAGCGTTTAATAATGATGATGCTACATCTTCAACAGATATAATCGTTTACGCTAACAACGGCGACGATTCAAGCGGTTGGACTGGCATTGGTATGACTGGTAATCAGTTTGACGATGCAACATATGGAATTACTGGTCCACATGACGGATATCTTTTTACCGCAGCAAAAGCTCCATTGACTGCAAACGTTGTAAACAAAGGACTTGCTAACAATGTAGCAACAATTACAACTTCTGCTGATCATGGATTCGAACTAGGTAAAACTGTAACAATTTCAAATGTAGACTCTACCTTTAATGGTACATATACAATTGCAACAATTCCAAGTTCAACAACATTTACATATGCTAAAACTGCATCAAATGTTACTACAACAGGAGCAAGCGGTTCAGCAACAATGTATTACGGAGCTGGAAATCTTGTTTTAGCAACAGCAGACACTGGTTCTGAAAATAAGATTATTATTGCAGCTGGAGGATATTCTTCGGGAAATACTCAAATTGCAATCACTCCAGATCAAAACGTACATGTTGAGATTCCAACTCCTTCAACCTCTCCACAGACAGGTGCTGTAACTGTAGTAGGTGGCGTAGGTATACTTGGAGATATGAATGTGGCTGGAGATGTAACAATTTCAGGACAGATTACATTCTCAGGTGGAGGAACACAAGTTGTTTCTGAAAATCTAGCAGTCACAAATCCTGCAATTTTCGTAGCAGAAAACAATACAGGAAATCTTGTAGACTTCTCATTTATTGGAGAATATGTAATATCAGGAGATACAAAGTATTCAGCGCTTTCTAAAGATGCAAGCGATGGAGTATGGAAGCTTTCTTCTGGAATTACGACTGCTCCAACAACAACAATTAATTATTCTGAGGCTGGTGTAGTATATGATAAGCTACAGGCAGCACAGTTTATTGTTACTTCTGAAGCAACAGCTGCAAATGAAGTAACGAGTAAGTCCTATGTAGATACTAGAACACAGAATGACTTTGTTCTAGCTCTTATGGGAGCAATTTAAGGCTAATCGGAGGTAATAAATATGCCAAATCTTGTTAAAAAGCTTGCTAGACAAGAGCTAGCAACATCAGAAGGCACACTATATACAACACCAAGTGCTACAAGCACTGTTGTAACAAATATTGTGCTAACTAACACAACTGCATCTGCAATCACGGGTACCATAAAGCTCGGAACGCACGAAGTTCTATCTTCTGTCTCCGTAGCCGCAAATGGAATTCTTGCCCTAGATCTTCGTCAGGTGCTAGAGGCTAATGAAATTATTGCAGGAGTAGCTTCTTCTGCAGGTCTCAAAGCCCATATCTCTGGAACAGAGGTGTCATAATATGGGTCTAGTTCAATACCCAGCGTCGTCTGGAGCAACACTTAAAAAGCAAATTTTTACATCATCAGGAACGTTTCAACTTCCTTCTGGTTTTACAGCAGATAAGCCGCTGTGGGCCAAAGTTACTGCCGTAGGTGGCGGTGGCGGAGGAGGCCAAGGATATGGCGCAGCTGGTGGTGGCGGAGGCGCTGTAGTTGTTAAAGATTTAGCAATTACAGGTAGCATCCCAATCATTGTTGGATCTGGAGGATCAAGCGGTGGAGAATCCACTAATGGTGCTCGTGGTGGAGATACAATTGTAGGAAATTCACCAACAACACCAACCAACCGTGTCAAAAATCCTTTCATGACTAATACTTTAGGTGCATGGAGCACATCTGGATGGTCAAATGCAACAGTAGGTGGATCAGTATCAGTATTTAGGTCTGACTACGATTCAACTACTAACCAGAACTTAAGAAATCGTCATTTTATTTGTGGAGATACAGGTAATACACAAGATGTTTTTAAGTCTTCTTATGGAGTAACAATAGTTTCAACTTCTGGAGACTCAGCATATGAGTTCTTATCAGATTACTTCAACCTTGAAGAGAATACATTCTATTATTACGGAGTATACACTCGCTTAAGTCATAGCAATAATACTGTTACAGTAACACTAGAATGGTATGATAATGCAAATAATCTGCTAAATTCTTCTAGCCCAGAAACATTTAACTATACCTCTACAGGTGATGGAAAATATTCTGATAGCGGAACTTCTCCAGTAGGAACAACTAAGGGAAGACTAAGAATTCGTATGCGTGTTGCTAACACAAATCAGATGTCGCAGATATTTGGTTGCTATGTAAGCAGCGAAGTAAATCATTGCCCACAATATGTTCAAAATGGTAATACATATTGGACTGGTGGAGCATACGAAGGATATATTACACGTCTAAATCAAATTGGATTGACTGCAGGCACAACTGGCATAATTGCTGGCGGTGGCGGCGGTGGAATGAGAGCTACCGATGAAGGTATCGGTGGATGGGCTCAGCAAAGAATCGGTGGTCCAGGAGGACACATGGGAGGTTTTGGAACTTCTCATTCAAATGATTCAAACGGAACCTCTATGATTTTCGGTGGAGATGGTGGAGGTGCTGGTGGGTCAGCATTCCGAGAAATATTCCGTGGCATTAACAACACTACTCCTTTTAACACTACAGATTCTCAAGGATTTGTTGGTCAAAACGCTGGTGGTATCTGGCGTACATTTGGTTGGCAAATGCCAGTAAATTCACATTACCATCGATTCGGTGGCAACTCTGGAACTTCAGCATTTTATTTACACTCAATTGATGTAAATAACTTTGCAAAGTTTAGAGTTCAAGGCGCAAAGCCTTCTGTAGAAGGTTACTCTGCTGGAGGACCAGGAAGAGGATATGCAAACTTTGTGAACGTTGAAAACCCATCTAGATATTTCTATAATGAAGGATTTGCACATTATCGTGTTCTTCCTTATGGAAACGGTGGAGCTGCAACAAACGGAAGACAAAATCGTAATACAACCAACTTTGGAGATATCGATTATTATGTAAATGGAGATTGGCCACAAAATGGCGATCCAGGAATCGTTATTCTAGAGTGGATGGATGCTAACTAATAGGAGGAAACAATGGCTAAATATGCACTAACTAATAATTCAGATGAAGTGTTTTATATTTTTGAAGCAGATTCATTAGAAGCAGCCGAAGTTGTTGCTTCTATAATGTATGGCACAAAAGAAACAATTCTCGCAGACGACAAAGAAAATTCTGATAAGGTCGCTATCGGATGCACATGGGATGGGTCTAAATTTATTCCAATTCCTGGCACTGAACTAGACGAGCTACACCCAACAACTTGGGGTCCAGAAGAGTCTGCACCTGAGTAAATAAAATCAATAATAAATAGATTGCCCCAGAGAAATCTGGGGCATCTGTTTATACTTTAAGGCTGGTATAATATTCATATATGGCTACTAACTTTCCTAATTCATTAGATTCATTAACTAATCCAGTATCTACTGATCAGTTAAATAGCCCCTCACATTCTGATCAACATATAAATGCTAATGACGCCATAGAGGCCTTACAGGCCAAGGTCGGAACAGATAATTCGGCGGTTACAACTAGCCATGATTATAGAATAAGACAATTAGAATTAAATCCAGTAACTTCAACTGCTAATAAAATTGAGCAAGTTGTTGTAAATGGATCTTCGGAAACAACATTACTTAAAGGTCAAGTTGTATATGCTTCAGGATCAGTAGGAGCATCTGGTAAATTAAGAGTAAATCTTTCATCAAATTCCGCCGAATCAACATCATCTAAGACATTTGGAATTTTGGCGGAAAACATAATTCCTGGCGGAGAAGGCTTACTTGTATCAGAAGGACTTCTAGAAGGAATTGATACAACTGGAGCAAATGACGGGGATCCAGTATGGCTTGGATCTACTCCAGGATCATTAATATTTGGACTTATAAACAAACCAGTAGCTCCCTCACATTTAGTATTCTTAGGAATTGTAGTAAGAGGCGGACAACAGAGTACAGGTTCAATATTTGTTAAAATTCAAAACGGATTTGAAATAGAAGAACTTCATAATATATTAATTACAGATGTTCAAGATAAAGATGCTCTAATATATGATGATACTACTGGACTATGGAAAAACTATGATTTAACTCAAGATTTTGTATCTTCTTCAGATGTTCAGAATAGTCTTGGAGATTATATACCATTAACTGCATTAGGACAGCCATCTGGTCCCGCCGAATTAAATCCAGACGGGGATTTACTAATACCACAAGATAAAATTATATTTGAAGGAGCTACTGCAGACGACCATGAACTGACTTTGCAATCTCCAGATGTAACATCAGATATTACAGTAACTCTTCCAAATTCAACAGGAACTATCGCTTTAACTTCAGAAATTCCATCTTTAACTGGATATGCAACAGAAACATATGCTGATACAGCAGCTTCAAATGCTCAATCAGCAGCAGAAACATATGCTGATGGATTAGCTGTAAATTATGACCCAGCAGGTTCTGCTTCAACAGCAGAAGGAAATGCTAATAGCTATACAGATACACAACTACTTTCATATACCCCAACTTCTTCGCTTGATTCTACAGTAGATGGTTATGGATATCTAAAATCAACAGATTTATCAGGATATGCAACAGAAACATATGTAGATACTGCAGTATCTGACCTAGTATCATCTGCTCCAGAAACTTTAGACACTCTTAATGAATTGGCGGCAGCGCTAGGAGATGACCCTAATTATGCTACAACAATAACAAGTGCTCTTGGTAATAAACTAGATTCTTCAACTGCTGCATCAACATATTTAACACAAACCAATGCAGCATTAACATATGCCCCAATAAATTCCCCAACATTTACAGGTATTGTAGGTGGAATTAGCAAATCTATGGTTGGACTAGGAAATGTTGATAACACATCTGATGTTAATAAGCCTATTTCAACCGCCACTCAAAATGCTCTAGATTTAAAAGCAACATTAGTTTCACCAGATTTTACTGGAATTCCAACTGCTCCAACTGCGGCGGTAGGGACAGATACTACTCAAATAGCAACTACAGCATTCGTAATTGATCAAATTGATGCATCTACACAACCTGGATCTTTATATCAAGCAGATGCCCCAACATCTCCAGAAGTAGGACAAATCTGGATCGAATCAGATTCATATTCAGACTCATTTGATCCAAATATAATTCGTCGTCAATCATTTACTGCAACACTAGGTCAAACAATATTTACTACAGCAGTATCATTCATAGAAGGATACGAGCAGGTATATTTCAACGGACTTCTACTTCTTAGAACTACAGACTATACGACATCTGGCGGAAATACTGTTACATTAATAGAAGCGGCGGCAGCAGACGATATAATCGAAGTAGTAACAATAACTAATCTAAACTCAGTAGATGTATATACGCAAGCAGAAACAGATGCCTTACTTGCCGCTAATACTTCAGTAGCCCCATTATCAATATCTGCTAATACTAACTTGGTGGCTAAGAAGAGATATTTTGTTACATCGGCTTCTGCGCTTACTCTGACGCTACCTGCGTCCCCTGCGCTTAATGATGAGATTCAGATATTAGATGCTTCTGGAAACGCTTCGACGTATAATATAACAGTAGATCGTAATGGCAATTTAATAAATGGCGGAACAGGAAATTTAATTATTGATATGGACGGTTCTTGGGTTGTATTACTTTACACAGGATCAACATACGGATGGAAGGTTGGATAATGAGCGATATCAGAATGTCATCTATGGTCGGAGTACCATTCGGTACATCTTTAAATAGGCCCACAAACCCATCAATTGGACAGACTTATTATAACGGTACGCTTGGGGTACAAGAAATTTATACATCTTCTGGCTGGCTTCCAGCAACAGGAGCAAATGACTTTAACGTAACACTTAATGGTTCTGTTACTACAGCAACATTTACTAAAGAATATTTTGCGGGGGCCTATACAATTGCTTCTGCTTTGCTAGATTCTAACTACGATATTTATGTATATGATACTGCTGGAAACCAAGTAGGGTATACAAAATCACCATCTCTATCAGCAACAGGCAATTTTAATAAAATAGTTATTGTTGGCGGAAGCACAGGAGACCTTCTTTCTTTTAGCTATAAAACAACATTTACAGCTACAAATACTACTGAAGAATTAACAGCTGGAGCATTTATTACATCTGTAACTCCCACAGCATTAAACTCTGTTGATGATACAACAGTAATTACAGGTGGAAATTTTGCCTCAAACGTCGCAGTGTATTTTATGGGTTCTGATAATATTGAAAGGGCGGCAAAGTCAGTTGTTAGATCTTCATCTAGCTCGTTAATAGTAACTAGGCCAGATAACTTTCCAACCACCCTTGGCACATATAAAGTTGTTGTAGAAAATCCAGGAATTACTAGACCAACTGGGTCATCACTACATATTTTAAATAATGCTATTACAGCAGGAACTACTCCAAACTGGACAACAGATATAACTCTTCCAGAAGTTGGAAAGAATGTTGCATACTCAACCACACTACTGGCAACAGATACAGAAGGAACCGACATAGATTACTCTATTGTTTCAGGATCACTTCCTTCAGGAATTACTTTAAATCAAGAAACTGGTGTATTATCTGGAACATATACTGGTGCAGATTTTAATACAACAGATTTAGTTATTAGAGCGGTTGATACAGGTGGTAATACAGTAGATAGAACATTTACAATTTTTTCATCAGATCCAGTATGGGTAACTGATTCATTAATTACAGTTGATGCAAGTGCACAAAATATTCAATTGCAAGCAACCGATTCAAATACATTAACATATTCTTTATTATCTGGATCTTTACCAAGCGGTTTAAGTTTATCCTCTACTGGATTAATAACTGGAACAAGTTCATCTTCTGGTACATCAACAGTAACAATAAGAGCAATGGATTCTGTTGGAAATTTTACTGATAAAGTTTTTACAATAGATGTATTTTTAATTCCTTCAGGAGCATCTTGGGTATATTTATCTGAAAACTTATCATCAGACGCTTCAACTTGGACGGATACTTCTGGAAACAATAGAACATTAACAATAAATGGTACTGGAAAATCTAAAATATCTGCGCCAGCAGCAAATGGATCTTCTAAAGTAAATCCAGCTCTTCAAATGACAGAAACAGGATCTGATTTTACACTACCAAATAGTGCATTATCTAATAGCGATAATTGGACTTTTATACATATTGCAAGATATGGAGGTTCTGCACAAAAGAGAATTTTTGATGGGTTGAGCGCAAACTGGTTATCTGGATTTTACAATGGTAATTCTGGTGTAGCTTATCAAGAAGGATGGATAAATGAATCAAACATACATGGAGTCGATTGGGTTCTTTCATCTAATAGACATAATCATTACAGATCAAACAGAGTAACAAGAGGAACTAGCGGAGCTAGCTCATACAATGTTTCTGCAATAAAAGTCAATGATAATCAATATGGTCAAAATACTGATGCAAATATTATAGCAATGCTTTTTTGGAGCAGACGACTATCTGATACGGAAGTTCAACAGGTCGAAAATTCGTTGGTTACAAAATATGGAATTGGATAAGGGTAATAAGTAATGTCTAGAATCAGAAACATAGCAAACTTATTTAGCGGATCAACAGATGCAGCAACTGATACTGAAGTTGCCGCTGCAATTTCTGCACATAATTCTGCTACAACTTCTGTTCATGGAATTACTGATACGTCTTCTCTTGCTACACAAGCATATGTTCAGGATAATAAGGGAATTCCAAAAGGAGATATCGCTTCTCGTCCTTCCCCCGCCACAAATGGCGATGTTTATATGAATACACAACTCGGATATCCAGAATTTTATGACGGAGCTAATTGGGTTCCGATTGGTGCAACACCAACTGCCCCAAGTAGTGTTATTGCTACAGATGTCGGAACTGAGCGGGCATACAATAACGGTGCTGCTTCAGTAGCCTTTGTCCCAGGTTCAGTTCCTGGTTCTATATATACAATTACATCTTCTCCAGGTTCTTATTATAATACTGGATCATCATCTCCTATTATTGTTGAAGGTTTGCAATCAAATACTGCGTATACTTTTACTGCCGTTGCATCAAATGTTTATGGCACATCTGCAGCATCTGCTGCGTCAGCAAGCATAACTGCAACTACTGTGCCGCAAGCACCAACAATTGGAACTGCTACAGGCGGAGATGCTCAGGCATCAGTAACATTTTCTGCTCCAGCAAATAATGGTGGTTCCGCAATTACATCTTATACAGTAACATCATCTCCAGGAAATATTACAGCATCTGGCGCATCGTCGCCAATTACTGTAACAGGTCTTACAAATGATACTGCTTATACATTTACTGTTACTGCAACTAACGCTAATGGTACATCTGCATCAAGCGCTGCAAGTAATTCAGCAACACCATCTGCTGTTATATTAGTAGATCTATTAGTTGTTGCTGGCGGAGGTGCTGCTGGGTATAACGGTACTAGAGCAGGTGGAGGTGGAGCTGGCGGTCTTGTTTATACATCTTCAGCTACTTTTGCTTCAGAAACTCCTTATACCGTAACAGTTGGTGGTGGTGGAGCTATTAACTCTACCGTATCTTCTAAAGGTGGGAATGGAACAAACTCAAACGTAACTGGCGGTTCGCTTTCTCTTACTGCTGCAGTTGGCGGTGGTGGTGGCGGTTGGGGAGATGACCAAGTAAGTTCTGTATCTGGTGCTGATGGCGGCTCTGGCGGCGGTGGTGGTGGTAGAGGTTCTACCGCATGGGCTGGTGGAACTGGAACAAGCGGTCAAGGTAACAACGGTGGTACTTCCATGGTCGGAACTTCTCCTGGAACTGGAGCAGGTGGTGGTGGCGGCGGAGCAGGTGCTGCTGGTACTAATGCAAATTCTTCAGGTGGAGGTCGTGGCGGTGCAGGTGGAACTGGAACGAATGCATACTCATCTTGGGCTACTGCAACAAGTTCTGGAGTAAGTGGTTACTACGCTGGTGGCGGTGGTGGTGGAGGTAGAGGTGATGCTTTAACTGGAACTGGCGGAGCTGGCGGTGGTGGTAACGGTGGCTACAACGAAGATTCTTTTGTTGAAGGAGTAGCAGGTACTGCTAATACAGGTGGCGGAGGAGGAGCTGGAAAAGGTGGTGGTTCTGGAATAGTAATACTTCGTTACAACGGTTCTATTACCGCATCGGCAACTACAGGCTCACCTACCAGATATGAAACTGGTGGCTATACATACTATAAATTTACAGCGAATGGGAGCATTACATTCTAATGGCTAAATTAATTCGAGTATGGGACGGAACTACATGGCAAGAAGTAGCTACCGCCATTCCTAATGCTCTTACAATAGATGGAAATCAAACTTTAACCAATAAAACAATTAGTGGTTCAAATAATACTTTGTCTAACATTGGAAATGCTTCTTTAACAAATTCAAGTATTACTATTAATGGATCGGCGGTTTCATTAGGAGGTTCAGTATCAATTCCTACTGGTCCTACCGCCCAAGCTGTATCATCTAATATTACAATGGTGGCAAATTATAATTACTTTGTAGATACAACAGTAGCAAGAACATTGACTCTTCCTGCTAGTCCCGCCCTTGGCGATACAATTGCAATATATGATGCATCAGGGACGGCGGCAACAAATAATATCACAATAGATAGAAACGGTAATAAGATTAATGGACAAACACTTAATGCTATAATTGACGTAGATCAATCAGGTTCAGTATTTATATATACAGGTTCAACACTTGGATGGAGGTTTGACTAATGGCTATTAGAAAGTCATCAAATTCAGGTATTCCTTTTGGAAATAATGCAGGTCGTCCCGCATCTCCATCTACAGGTCAACCATACTTTAATGGAGAAGCAGCAAGATTAGAATTATATACTTCAAATAATTCATGGGAAAATATTGTCCAAGAAGTACCTGGCGTCTCCTCTATTAGCGGTTCATACCTAGAATCACAGCAGTCTAATATCATAACTATTTATGGAACCAACTTTGTTTCAGGAGCTGTTGCTTATGCAATTGGATCAGATGCAGTTCAAGTACCAGCAACATCCACAACATTTAATTCTCTAGTTCAGCTAACAGCAGTATTTACTGGATTAACATCTGAAAACGAACCATATGATATAAAGGTGCAAAATCCTTCAAATTTATTTGGCTTGCTTCCAGATGCTTTATATGTAAATAATATTCTTACATGGAATACTCCAGCGGGATCTTTGGGAGCTTTTCAGGATAATGTTTCTATGTCTGTTTCTGCTACAGCATCAGATGATTCAACAATAGCATATTCTTTAGCTGAGGGATCATCATTACCTTCAGGATTAAGTTTAAATTCTCAAACTGGACTTATTTCAGGAAATATAGGAGATATTGTTGAAGATGTTACTTATACTTTTACAATTAACGCTTCTGACGGCTCTAATCCGACAGTTCCTAGAACATTTAGTATTACATTTAATGCTGCACCGATATGGTCTACAGCAAGCGGATCCCTAGGAACGTTTGCTGAAAATAGCAGTATCAGTATAACTTTAGCTGCAACAGATTTTTCTGATTCTATAACTTATTCATTAGCACCTGAATCATCTTTACCAAATGGCATTACTTTAAATTCTTCTACAGGTGTAATATCAGGAGTTTTACCAGAAATTTCTGAAAACACAACCTACTCATTTACGATAAATGCTAGTGATAGTGTGAATACAGTATCTAGATCGTTTAGTATAGATTCTTTGGATACAGTTCCTACCGAGTATCTTGTGGTTGCAGGCGGTGGCGGATCTGGTTCACAACGTCGTGGTGGTGGAGGCGCAGGCGGTATGCTAACTGGAACACTATTATTTACAAAAACATTATCGCTGTCAGTAACAGTTGGTGCAGGTGGAGCGTCTAATACAACACAAACAAAAGTAAATGGTGAAAATTCAGTATTAGATTCTCTTATTGCAATCGGTGGCGGTGGTGGTGCAGGTGACTCAGGTGGTTCGACTAATGCAAATGGAAATGATGGAGGTAGTGGTGGCGGAGGTCTTGGAGATGCTGCTCCATATGGATTAGGGGGGCAAGGAGTTCCAGGTCAGGGTAATAATGGAGGAAGCGGACAGGGTTCAACTGCTCCATATTACGGCGCTGGCGGCGGTGGCGGAGCAGGAGCCGCTGGAGGAAATGGAAATTCAAATGGTGTGGCAGGAAATGGTGGAGATGGACTTCAGTCTTCAATTACTGGAACTGCAACATATTATGCAGGCGGCGGTGGAGGTGGATATTATAATTTAACATCTGGAATTCGATCTTCTGGTGGTCTAGGTGGTGGTGGCCGAGGCGGAGCTAATGGTGTAGCTGGAGAAAATGGGGCAGCAAACACTGGCGGTGGCGGAGGCGGTGGATATAATGGAGGCACTGGAACAACTGCTGGCGGAAGTGGTGGATCAGGAGTTGTTGTAATCGCCTATCCAAATAGTTATCCAGCACTTAGCAACATATCAGCTGGATTAACTTATGATCAACCAACTCGTTCAGGATATCGTGTTTATAGATTTACAGCGGGAACTGGAACAATTACATTTTAAAATATAGACTTATCATTTACAAAATGATAAAATAATAAAAATTTACCATAAGGAGGGCAGGTGGAAGATACACAACGTTGCTCCGTCTGTCTTGAGCATAAGCCTCTTTATGAATTTCATAAAAATAAAAATAGAAAAAATGGAGTATCGGTAACCTGTAAAATTTGTGCTAAGTCTAGGTCAAGAGCCTGGGAGAAAAATAATCCAGATAGAGTAAATGCAAATTCAAGAAGGCTATATCATAAAAATTTAGAAGAATCTAGAGCAAAAAGGCGGATCAGGGTAAGAAAATGGTATAAAAATAATTCAGAAAAGGCTATAGCAGCGACTAGAGACTGGAACAGAAGAAATCCAGAGCACAAAAGGCTTTCTGAACATAAACGAAAATCTGATAAAATAGGTAATGGAGTATTTGAGGTTTCTAAAAAAGAGGCCTTAAGTATTGTTAATAGTCCATGTGTTTCATGTGGTACTTCTAACAATATAACAATAGATCATATAATTCCATTGTCCCGTGGTGGTAGACATTCAATTGGAAATTTACAACCACTTTGTTTTTCTTGTAATGCAAGTAAAAACAACAGAACAATGACAGAATGGGATTTATCTAAAGGAGGTAAATAAAATTTCACACTGGGCAGAACTAGACGAAAACAATATTGTAACCCGTGTCTTGGTAGGATCAAACGATGATCCAGACGAAGGCTATCAGTGGTTAATTGATAATTTAGGTGGAACGTGGGTACGTACCTCCTATAATACACAGGGTGGAGTTCATTCTTTGGGCGGAACTCCGCTAAGAAAGAATTACGCAGGAATTGGATATTCATACGACGCAACTCGTGATGCATTCATTCCACCAAAGCCTTTTAATTCATGGATACTAAATGAAGATACATGTCTTTGGGATGCACCAACTCCATATCCAACAGACGGACAGATGTATCGTTGGGTAGAAGAAGACCTGAACTGGCAAGTTGTAGTTACTCCAGAAGAATAGTTTAAGAATAAATGTCATATCAACTAAAGGTAATTAAAGATTACCCTATCGGTTTTTGGCCACTAGACGAATCTTCTGGTGCTACCGCAACAGATATATCTGGATGCGGTAATGATGGAACATATATAGGATCACCCGCATCAAACATGCTACCGCTTGTTGCAGGCGGAATTTCTGGTACTCGTATTACTAATACTGCTTATGCAACATTTCCAATTACAAAAGATTATTATGGCGCAAATGTTGGTGCGGGACTCGGAACAAAATATACATCAGATAATGACTTTACATTAGAAGTATGGTTTAATCAATCAATAGAATCTTCTGATGAAACCCCCCTTTTTGCAGACACCACAAATGACATAGGTTTATATTGGCATAAGGGAGATATTGTATTTCGTGTTTCCAATACAGAGTCCGTAAGATATTGTCTGCCATATAGCAAAAAATCTTTACATATTGCTGGAATATATTCAGTAAATGGAATTACTCTTTATGTTGACTCAGTACCAGTTGCTTCTAAATCTTTATCTAATTTTAAATTTATCAATACATCATTAACCTTACAGGCTGGACCAACTTTAAATTCTGGTGATTCTTTTATTGTTGATGCACCAGCAGTATATCGATATTCATTAACTCAGACATCTTTGAAACGACATTATATAGATGGTAATATTACAGTTTCTTCAATTCATGTTGTATACCCAGATAATGGAATTTTATTCAGCGGAACAGATGCTAATATTCGTGCCTCATTTGATTATTCTTATCCAGTAAATAAACCGTGGACAGATTTTGTAGATGACAATACTTATTATGATATAAATAAAAAACATATTACTTTTTATAAAACAGAAACCTCTCAGGCTAAAACATTCGTTTTAGAAGATTCCTTTTTAATTCCATCTCAAATTGGATTAAATACTTCTAAAGTAGAATGGCGTAATGATTTAGGAATATCTGTAGAGTCAAGCGTTGATGGAATAAATTGGACGGCATGCAGTAATGGACAGCCATTACCACAATACACAAAAGATTCTTTTGATTCAAGTAATAAAGTTTATATAAAAATAACAATGTCTACTACAGATGCCAGCAAGTTCTTGCCTAAATTATCATTTTTCTGTGTTACATTTTATTCAGATCGAACTATTTATGCAGACAATTATGGAGACAAAATTACATCTAATTCAGATTATTATTTAGGATCTTTAAATTATCCTATTCTATCTCGTAATTATATGAATGGAATTAGGGCTAAAGATGGAGCTGGATTTGATTTGACCACCGCCAGTTCTGTGAAGTCTGTAGAAATGCTCTTTACGCCCCTTACATTGGCTTCTAGCACCCTTTTGTATGGATCTGCAGGTACAACTACCAGATTCGGCTGGAATGGCTCTGGGACAATTTCTAAGGCCAATATAAGCAAGGTATACATAAATGATGTAGATGTCTCATCGGCTACAGATATAACTAATTATTTAGTAGAAGAAGAGCCTCATCATATCGTTATTGTATTTACAAATTCAATATCTGGAACTATTCAATTTAATTATGAGACTACAGGAGGCCCCAGCAATCTATACAAGAATATTGCTATATATGATTCTGAATTAACGGCGGGCAAAGTAGAGACACATTTTGAACTATATACAGGAAAGCCTGTAGAAACAATATCTGAATCTGCCATTACCCTGACAGAATTAGACCCAGTATATTATAATAATGACTGGATTGTGCTTCAATCTGTATAATTTTGTCATATAGCGTGACAAAAAGCTGGACTTAAACTATAAAGAGTGGTAAAATAAAAACAATGGATACTGGAAAGATTAAATACACTGATCTTGGAGAAGAGACCCGCCTAGGTATATACGTCTGGGAAATGCCAGACGGACGCTGGATTGGCGATGATGACGGAAATTATCTTTCTGTTACTGCCATGAAAAATAACAAAGCAAGAATAGATGCTTTAGCGAATGCGGTTCGATCATACGGTATTTATGAGGGACAACCCAAATTTTTATCAGGGCGTAGAAAGATAGATGACGAAGAGTTTGAATATCAAAAGCAAAGGCTGGAATGGGGTTTAGTCCCAGATCCGCTTGATATTGGAAATTACAAAGACGAAATGAAAAAGGCAGGCAAATAATGTCAGATTATATTGAAGACGATAACAGTCAAGAAATTCACATTTCTAATACTTCTGATTGGATGAGGTTTCATAGTCAGCCAGTTGAGAAGAGTAATGACCCATTTAAAATAGAAGGCAATGACCTGGTAAAGGTTTCTGGACTTTCACCAGCATTTCGTCGTAAAATGAACAGAGATATTCAGAAAAGATTTACTGGAATTGATGGCGCAGAAACACAACAGAATTTATTACAGGCGGCAATTACAGGTTATGCAATGTTCGATCTTGTCGAACCCCCATATAACCTTGAGTACCTTTCTAAGATATACGAAATTTCTCCATATAACTACGCAGCAATTAATGCTAAGGTTTCAAATATCGTAGGACTTGGATTTGATTTTATTGAAACTCGCAGAACCGTTGAAGCAATGGAAGAGTTATCTGATGAGCAGGTTGTTAGAGCACGTAGAAAGCTAGACAGAATTCGTCAAGATCTACACGACTGGCTAGAAGATTGCAACGAAGAAGAAACATTTAAAGAAACATTAATTAAGTTTTATACAGATATCGAGGCAACAGGTAACGGCTATCTTGAAATTAGCAGAACAACTTCTGGCAAGATAGGGTATATAGGACACATTCCGTCAAAGACGATGCGTGTCCGTCGTCTCCGTGATGGCTTTATTCAATTGCTTTATGGCAAGGCCGTATTCTTCCGTAATTTTGGAGATCAAGAAACTCCTAATCCAATTGCAGGCGGTTTAGATAGACCCAATGAAATTATTCATATTAAGAAATATACTCCGCAAAACAACTATTATGGAATCCCAGATATTGTTTCAGCCTCAAATGCAATGGCTGGAAACGAATTTGCAAGCAAATATAATTTAGACTATTTTGAAAATAAAGCTGTCCCAAGATATATTATTACAGTCAAGGGTGCTAAATTATCTACAGAGTCTGAGCGTAAATTGCTTGAGTTTTTCCAGGTAGGATTAAAGGGAAAGAATCATCGCTCACTTTATATTCCACTCCCACCAGACACTTCAGATTCTAAGACAGAATTTAAGATGGAGCCAATTGAGGCGGGAGCACAAGAATCATCATTTAATACATATCGTAAGATGAATCGTGATGAAATATTGATGGCTCACAGAACTCCAATAAATAAAATTGGAACTCCAGAAGGAATTAATTTGGCAGCAGCCAGAGATGCTGATAAAACATTTAAAGAGCAGGTATGTCGTCCAGCACAGGATATTCTTGAAAAGAAATTAAATAAACTTATTGCAGAAATGACAGATGCCCTACAGCTTAAATTTAATGAATTGGCTCTTACTGACGAAGATACTCAGTCTAAGATTGATGAGAGATATTTGAGAATGCAGGTAATTACTCCAAATGAAATTAGAACTCGCAAGGGTATGGTTGCTCTTGACAGCGGTGATGAGGTTGTAGTTTTAAAACCACAGCAACAGGCAGAAGTAAGGGCTCAGGCTGGAAATACCAGAAGGCGGGATCAGGAAAGAGAAAATAATTCACCAGATATTTCTGGAGAAGGCCGAAATGAGCAGGGCGCAGGTCGACAGGTCGAATAATTATTAGGCAACTAGTTATTTGCCTTTTTATATATAAAAAATTATAATTGAGCATATGAATATTGAGAAATCTTTGTGGTCCTCTCATGGCGACAATATCAGCCTTTCCGTACCCTTTACTAAGGTTAACCGTGAAAAGAGAACTGTCTCTGGATTTGCAACTCTAGACAATTTAGATCAGACAGGCGACGTTGTCCTTGCAGAAGCATCACTAAAGGCATTTGAATCTTTCCGTGGCAACATTCGTGAAATGCATGGACCAAACGCTGTTGGAAAGATGCTCTCATTCAAACCAGAAACATATTATGATCCAAAGTCAAAAGAATTTTATAATGGAATTTATGTTGATGTTTATGTATCAAAAGGCGCACAAGATACATGGGAAAAGATTTTGGACGGAACCCTACAAGGATTTTCAA